ACTCACTTAATTCTGTTTCTAATTGCTTTACTGTTTTATCGTTTATTATAGTTTCTTTATTTTTAGTATCCATAATTTTACTGTATTTTTTCATTCTTGATTCTAATCTTCTCTGATTCTGTTTCATATTTTATTGGTATGATTATACATTTACTCATAGCATTAAAAATATTAAATGATAATAATTTATTGTATACTGATTGGCATCATTATGATAATATTATGTTTGATAACGGTAAACCTAAATTTATTGATTTTGGTATTACTACTTCATTATCTGATGCATACAAAAGTAAAATTAGATCAGATATTATTAAAAGCAAAATTCAAGAAGATCCAAATTATGTTATAAATGAAAAAGAACTAAATTTGTTAGTTGAAAAGATATTTACTGAAAAACCTATTGATAATTATAATAATGATTTTTCTATAACTGAGGTTTCTTTTATATGTAGTTTATTTAGAGGAATGCTTAATAGATTAGAAAGAAAATTTGGAAAATGTGTTGAGTTAGAAGCTATACTGAACCCATTAGAAGAAAATAAGGATACATTTCCTTATTTTGAACCAGTAAATATTATTTTAGATAAATTAACACAATTAAAACAAAAGCTTGATAATCCACTCCAACAAGATGGTGGGTATTGTGCATATGCAAAGTATCTTAAATATAAATCAAAATTAAAATCTTTACATTAATTGCATCATCATATACTATTATATTTTAAATATTTTTATCTTATAATATTATATTTTAAATATTTTTATCTTATAATATTATATGGCTAGTATAGAGAAAAAATATACAAAAATTCTATTAGATAGAAATCGATTTGAAGTACAAAATGTTAGTGGATTAAGAAATATTCCTGAAAATGTTTTACAAATAATAGATAAAGATTTTAACAGAAGATATTTTTATAAATATAGTAAAAATTTTAATTTACTTATAGATAGTCTGAATAAAACATATTGTGTGTTGGATATACAAGGTAAAGATACAGATGATATATATAGTATTATACCAGATTTTCCGTTAGATTTAGAAACTTTTAATAGAGATTTATTGTTATCTAATGGTATTGAGATGAATATATTAGATACCACATATAGTTGTTTTATGCATAAAAATAATGAAATTATTCAAGAGAACTTAACAGTTCTTAATAATAAATTAAAAACAAAATGTCCATATATGCGATTGGTATTTGATAATTATTATAATTTAAAAGGACAATTATCTCTATTTTTTGATAACAAATATGATACCTATATATTATGTTTGTATTATAAAGAAAATTGTATATCAAGTATAATGTTAGAATTCAAAGATAATAAATTTGAAATAAATAGTAATACTCATCCTCATTATGATAATAATAAATATAATAAATTATTAAGATGTGTTATTATAATTATTTGTTATAATTTTATATGTAATAATTATCCAATATCTGAATTAGTATCATATCCTGTTAATCCTATATCATCTTGGTTGTTAATTAGTAATTTTGATACAACAGCTTATACAAGAAAAGTTTATAATGGACCTTTAATAAAAATACCATTTGATACAAATATAGATAAAGAAGGAACTAAAAAAAAGATAATTGCAAATGCAATATATATTGAGCAAATTACTGTTCCTCTAAATAAAACAAATCTTGAAAAAGCATTAATATTATTTGATATATTGATTAATTTGGAAGGACAAGAAACTATTATTTGCCCACCACCAGATGAATCTGAATTAAAACATGGTGGATATCGTGCATATTCAAAGTATCTTAAATATAAATCAAAATTAAAATCTCTACATTAATTGCATCATCATATACTATTATATTTTAAATATTTTTATCTTATAATATTATATGGCTAGTATAAAGAAAAAATATACAAAAATTCTATTAGATAGAAATCGATTTGAAGCACAAAATGTTAATGGATTAAGAGACATTGTCGGAAATGCTTTACAACTAATAGATAGAAAATATAACAGAAGATATTTATATATAAATAGTAAACAATTTAATTTACTTATAGATACGCTGAATAAAACATACTGTTTATTTGATATGGAAGGTAAAGATACAGATGATATACGTATATTACAATTTATATCACAGTTAGATTTTGATTCAAATGATAGATCTCAATTGTTATCTAGTGATATTAAGTTTAATATATTAATCCCCCAATATAGTTGTTTTATGCATACAAATAATGAAATTATTGAAAAAAGATTAGAAATTCTTAATAGTAATTTGCAAAAAAAATGTCCAAATATGAAATTGGTATTTGATAATTATTATAATTTAGAAGGAGATTTATCTACATTATATGATCTTTCGATGGATTGCTATACATTATGTTTGTATTATAAAGAAAATTGTATATCAAGTATAATGGTAGATTTAACAAATAATAAATTTAATAGTAATAGTAATATTGATACTGATTATGGTTTTGAAATATATAGTAATACTAATACTGATTATGGTAATAATAAATTTAATAAATTATTAAGATGTGTTATTATAATTATTTGTTATGGATTTGTGTGTAATGATACTAAATTAACTCATTTAATATCACAACCTGTTAATCATATATCATCTTGGTTATTGATTAGTAATTTTGAAACAATAGTTGATATCAATAACGAACGAATAGAATTTAATACAAATACAGATGAAGAAAAAAGACAAACTAAACAAATTATATCTGATACTACAGGCACAGATATGATTTTAATTTATGTTCCTCTAAATGAGAGTAATTTTATTAAAGCACTTATATTATTTAGTAAATTAGTTGATTTGACTGGTAAAGAAACTATTATTTGTGCTAAACCAATACCAATTATAACAGGTCAAGATGATAGTGGATGTTATGCAACTCCATTTTTACAATGTACAAATCCTCAACTTAATGCAAAATACAGTGAAGTTTTATCAAATGGTCTATATAAATATGCTATGAAAATCATAAATCCGCAAAATTTAGAAAAGGAACACAGAATTGCACAAATTCTATATAATGCTGATAATACTCAAGAATATTTTATATACCTTATAGATATGTGTCAGATTGTTCCAAATCAATCTGTTAAAAACTCAGAAGAATGTTTAGAAATTGAAAATAAAACGACTGGTTATTTTTTTAAAAATGTGGGTAGGACTCTTTCTATTTTATTGATGATAGATGACAATTATGGCTCGAATAAAACAATTAATTCTGTTTCATATTATGTTGGTATGATAATACATTTACTCACAGCATTAAAGATATTATATGATAATAATTTAATAATTATAGATATAGATTGGAGTTTTAATATTAAGTTTGATGAAGATAAACCTAAATTTAAATTTATTAATTCTAATTATCTTGAATCATTGTCTGAAAAATGTATAAATAAATTAATAACTGATCATATTACAGAGCTTGAAAAAAAACAAGAGTCAGTGATTAATAAGGAAAATATAAGACTAATATATAACACGAACTTTGCCAAAAATCCTATTGATAAGTATGATAATAATTTTTCTATAGAAGGTGTTGGTAAGATATTAAATTTATTTAAAACAAATATTGATATATTAAATAAAAAATTTGGAAAATGTAATGAGTTAGAAGCTATACTGAATTTACCACAACCAGTAAATATTATTTTAGATAAATTAACACAATTAAAACAAAAGCTTGATAATCCACTCCAACAAGATGGTGGGTATCGTGCATATGCAAAGTATCTTAAATATAAATCAAAATTAAAATCTTTACATTAATTGCATCATCATACCTGACCTCTCTGCTAATATCTGATTAGTTGTTGAATTATTAATACATTCTATGATAGTATTTTTTATTGTATATGATTTATTCAAATATAAAGTTCCAGAACAAGTACTGCTTTTAAAACATCCAAATGTTGGATAATCACATAATACAATTTTTGGATGTAAGTCAACAAATGAGCTAATATTTGATGTTCCAAACCAAAATTTAAAAAATATTTTTAACTTATCAATATCTATATCATTCAATATATCACAAAATGTATTTTTAAAATCAGTATACTCTATTGGTTCTACTTTCAAACAACAAATCAAACTATGTGGAGATTGAACAGATATTGGATATAAATCCGGAACTCTCATACTACAAAATATATGATGTGTATTTAAAAGAGATAATGTGTTGCTAATACAAAGTCTTTCAAACATTTTTAAGTAACCTTTTACCAAATACTCTATATTAGATTTTCTATATTTGATATATGTTTGATAAAGTGTTTGAATCAAATACTTATTTAATGTAGTTGGTTTTTCATCAGATACTTCTAAAAATTCATCAAATTCATTTTTTGTTAATAGATTTAATTTATTCAAACCATCAATATATTCTATCTGATATTTCTTAATATCTGTATACAAATTATCAAACTTATAAAGTTGTCCGCACTCTGATATCAGATAACATATCAGAGGATGAAGATTCATATTTATCTGAACCATATCAATCAAATATGCTCTGGCTATCAGAATACCCACACTATACCAAAACATCTCATCTATATTAGATGAAGGTATGGTGTATGAATCTACTATATCCATAGATTTCCTAATATCATCAAATAATATATGATAAAATTCTTTAGTTAATCCACCTGCATCATATCCATCTACTGCTACACCATCAATCAAATAACTTACTTGCAAAGTTCCTCTAGATAATAATTTATTATGTATATCTGGAATAGATTTTAATGAACATATAATATTAAATGGATTGATTTTAATCATAACAGGTTGTGTGAAATAATCAATATATGTGATACATATATATCTATACATATTAGTGAATTTGCATACTAATTTATCTTGTATGCGAATAATTGCTGGAATATTTTTTAATGCATAACTTACATTTTCTGTAAACCATATATTCATTTGAGAATTAATTATTTCAATCATTAATTTTTCATAACATTTAAGCAACATTATATGATGTTTACTCTTCATATACTCACTTGTTTTTTTAATATTTTGATACTTCTTAATCAAAATATCAAAAGTTGGTGTTGAACCTATATCTTTCAACATATCTGATTCAGCCAACAAACCATTTCTAATTAAACTTCTATCTCTATTAATTTCTCTTAAATATTTATCACAAATCATATCAATTATCAATCCCATATCAGCTGTTTTGTGTTCAACAAATAATTGTATTATTTGTTCAAACTTATATTTTTTACTATAAGAATATTTTTTATATGATTCTAATGTTTTTGAAAAATATAATTGATGCAAAGATTTATGTGTTTGTAAAATTTTGCTTATTTTTTCAATATTATTGCTAATAATAATTGATTCTGAAAGCAATTCTAAAATTTTAATATTTGATAATATATAATCCCAACACATATATTTTTCAATCATATGATATGATTTGGTTTGTAGAATATTAAAAAGTGATTTAGTTCGACCAATCTTACAAAAATTACATTTATTCTCACAATCAGATAATATTTGTTTGCTACCACCAGTAGATAAAATTATATCACAATCACACATTATTATAATACTTTATTATATTGTTTTAATATATTTTGTTTAAACAATATATTTCAAATTTTTTACATATTAAAAATATAGTTTTTAATATTTTGTGCAAATTTATTTTATTAAATAAATATATTATGATTACCACCTATGGAGATTTTATACAAAAAATAGGACAAGTATCCGTATTACAAAAACCTATAAATAATAATATTTTTATTGATGAAAACAAATATGTTAGAGATAATGTGGTAACACCTGCTATTTCAAATTTACTTTTTAACAAATTATCTAATATTACTGATTATTTATATGAAGTGTATAAGAAATTTAATACATATAATGGATCTTTTTATATACCAGATATATTTGATCCATCTACCAATACATATAGATTAGCTGATTTTAGTTCTAATCCACCATCTACACCATCTCAATTATTTAGAGGATATTTTATATTCAAAGGAGGAAATGCTATTAAATATAATATAACAGATAAATATTTTTCAAAATTTAATTTTATGCAAGATGCTTTGAGAGAATATCATATGGATCAATTTCGAAAGGATTTGTGTCCACTGTTAAATGATAATCCATCTGATTTTGATTTTTCATATTATGTGTATCCTATAAAACAACCATGCGATGATGAACAACAATGTGTAATTGATGATGATAATAAATTTCAACCACAACACTATAAAAATTTATGTGAAAATACTGCATATAGACTATTATTATTAAGAGATGCTATACAAAAACTAAATATTATTGATTATGATACTTTAAATCAATATATAGTATCAAAATATGAAAATGTAAAACCAATAAATAAATATATTACAGATAAGTTACCTGATAGTATGATTGATGATGCAATTACTACTAATATAATTAATGATATAACTAATCTTATTATATATGTAGATACAACAACTAATAAAATTCAAGAAGATAAATTAAATGAGAATAACAAACAGATGAATGTATCGTTTAATGCATCAATACATACAGATAAATTTAATTTTGATTTATTGCGTATAATGTATAATATTAAAATTTGTAGTGAATCTTTCAAAGGTGAAATTTTTGATTTATCATTTTATAAATATGATGATAGATTTAATGTAAATAAAGATTTTATAAAAAATTCTCATAAATTTGTAGAAAAACTCACTATAAAACATCATGATCCTAAAATAGAATCATTTGTATTATACACATATAATTCAACATATTTTTTATATGATATATTATTTACTTTAATATCAAAACCTAATATATTTTTATGGAATGATTCTAAATGGGAAAAAAGAATACCAAGACTATGTTTTTTATTGATAGCATATATTGAATATATATCAGATAACACAGAAAAAGTAGGTAAGTTATACTTATTGAAGTTTTTATTAGAGTTAGATTTAAAACAACAAACTTTTGATGATTGCATACGTAATGCAAAAAATTTATATATTGCAAATTATCAAAAATTATTATCAAAATATAAAATAGATATAAATGATATTTTTAATTATTATGATAAATATATAGCTACTCTTAGTCAAAATAGTGATGCTACACAACAAACTATATTTAACAGTATAAATTTTTTACACGATACTGATAATTTTATTCCAGTTGAAAGTATAATAAATTTAATATTGTTATATATAAAAAAAATATATTATGAAAAAAATGTTATATGGTGTAATTTTCAATACAAACCTTCAGAAAATAATACAATAGATTTTTATTTAGAAAAATTAAATACTTTTTTAAAATTATTTTTTGATAATATATTAAATGCAATAGAATGTATATTAACAATGGAACATCTTCAATCCGGTGGAGCTGATATGATTTATTCATTATTAGAATCAAAACAATTAAAAAATAAAAATGGAAATCCTATTGATATTTCAAGAAAAAATATTAATTATTTGCAAGATAGAAAAGAATTTACAAATATTATAAAACGTGTAAAAAATATGGAACAATATACAACATATTGTAAAAATAATATATTTACAAAAGAAAATATATCAATACAATCTGGTGGAGGAAAAAAAATATATAATAATTATACAAATCCCAATGTAGATTCAGATGAATTTTATAATAATATGCAAAAATTCCATAAAAAAATTATAATGTTCTAAATATAAAAATTTTTTTCAAAATATTCAGATAACTCAACTGCTATTCTTTGTTCTCTCATACACCTATTTTGAATCATCTCCTTGGTTTGTTCTAAACTCATCTCACAACCTTTTGGTTGACATAATAAAATAAATCTATAATACTCATCAATATTTTTTACAGTATTTCCCACATACTCAACAATATCCGGTAAGTCTTTTTTATATTCAGTGCAAAATACATTCCATTGCTTCTCAATAAACTCTCGCATCATATTTCCAGCAAATCTATTAGTGCTCAAGTATGCTAAAAATCCACATATATCTTGTTTTCTAATTTTATTAAAAACAAATTCTTTTGTAAGAACTTTATGAAGTTTAGCCTCCGTATCAGCTTTTGCAAGACCAGCCAATAAACTTCGCACCAATGCTGGATTATTTTTCATCATACATTCATTCTCATACATATCCATCAACATCTGATACATATTATCTGTTCCCTTTGCAATAGCTCCAATAACTTGATTTTTTATACAATACCATCTACTACTAATATTAGTATCAAACATATTATGCAAAGCATCTATGCAACTTTTATAATTGTATTGTATCAAATAATTTAATGCAATTTCTCTTAAATTTGTTTGAGAAACTGATTCTGATTCTCCTTCATAATATCCTATATCTGTAATAATTTGAGTCATATTAATAATAACTGGTTCAAACATAGAATCAAATTTAACAAGTATATGAGGTTGACAATTATATTTAATAATATTTCGGTATCTTATCAAATTATCTGTTATTTGTTCCCAAATTTTATTTACATTATTTGATTCTTTGTATCTTCGGCTAAGAATCGGAAAAAAATTATTAAGTTGCATCATAGTATCAAATATATCAGTATATCCTGATAAATGTAATGAAAATATATCATTTGCTTTTTTCCAAAGAGGTATCTGGCTTACCATATCATATTGATTCAAATTATATGCTGAGTGATTAACTCTATAAAATCCCACACTATCCCTTCCAATAATAGGTAGCTGATTGTTAGTCATATCAGAATCTCTATTAATCAAAATATTATTTGATACAAATTCAATCTGACTCTCTGTATGATTATCCATATAATCCAATATAAGCGGATAAAATAAATCAGATTTTTTTTCTGCATCGGATAAAAATCTTTGTTGAGAAATACAAATATGAGAACCCACTTTATTTATACTTATCAGTGGATATCCAGTAACTCTAACTAATTTTTTCATACATTCAACAAGTATTGGATTTGACAAAAAACAATCCCACAAATCATCCGAAACTGTATTTTTAAATGCATATTTTATCAAATAAGCATTCATTCCCACTGCAAATTTATCAATTCCTATCATTTTAACAAAATAATTAATCAAACAAGAACCTTTATTATAACTAATAGCATCAAATATTGCATCAATATCTTCAGATTTTGATATTTCAACCTCAATAGGATGTGATGATTCTAATGAATCCAATGAATATGCATCTTCATATGTATGAGTCATATAATCTTCCCATATATTTAGCTCAGGAGAGACTTGATGCCCACAATAATTTCCAAACCACTCTGCCATACTTTCATTCAACCATAAGTTGTTCCACCATCCCATTGTTACTAAGTTTCCAAACCATTGATGGGCAAGCTCATGACAAATTGTTATAACGATTCTTTGTTTTTCTCTAACAGATGATTTGGAAGTACAGAACAATAATACTTCCCTATAGGTAATCAATCCCCAATTTTCCATCGCACCTGCTGCAAAATCCGGAACAGCCAACATATCTAATTTTGGAAGCGTATATGGAATTTTAAAAAAATCTTCAAACCATCTAATAGCTTTTACACATATCTGCATCGCATAATCTAATTTTTCTTTATTTCCTGGAGTGCAATATATACGGATTGGCAACTTTTGTGAATCTGAATATAATTTTAACTTATCAGAAACCGATAAATGATTTGAACTATCCAATACAGTTTCCACATACTCTAAATCTCCTATACAAAATGCTAACAAATATGTTGACATCTTTGGTGTTTGATAAAATTCTGTTAGTATTATAGATGTATCTGCATCTGTTTTTTTACTAATATTTTTGATAGGCATATTTGATAATACAGTTAGATTTTTTCCATTCAAATATTCATCAGATTCAATTGATAGATTAAATGTTGCTTTAAAACTTGGTTCATCAAAACAAGGCATTGCTCTTCGGCAATCAGTTGCTTCAAACTGAGTGGAGGCAAAAAATTTTGTCTGTCCTGTCTTATCCAGATACATAGTTCGATAAAATCCACACATATCATTATTTAAAATACCCTTATAATAAAATTCTAATTTATGAAATCCAATTTGTTCTTTTTCTAAATTAATAGATATAATTTCTTTTTCTGCATCAATCTGATAATCAGTAATAGATTGATAGTCAAACAATATATCATAAATTTTTAACTGTTTGGAATGTAAGATTATATTTTGATGTGATTCAAGAAAGCAAATAGAAATACTTACATGTCCAAAAAATTCAAATGATTTCAGATTAGGTATAATATTAATCTGATAATTTGTAGGAATAATTGTTTGGGGTAATCGGTTATCATATAATACTTTGCTCATAATTGATAATATTATTATGTGTGTTTATATGAATTTGATTATGCGTCAAAATTTTTTCTGCTAATATATAGTATTAGTATATGAAATTATTAGTAGATAACTATGATTATAATCAAACCATCCAACTCGCTTTATCACTCAATCAATCATATGATAAGAAAGTTATATTTCATTGCTATTGGAATGGAAATCTAAATGAAAAACATTATTATTCTATTTTATCTTGTTGGTATTGGAATCGAAATCATAAAATCATATTATGGCTTGAAGCAAATACTACTAATTGTTATAATACTCTGATAGAAAAGTATGCAGAGATAAAATATTTTAATTTAAAGAAGGAAAAAGAACAAACTGTATTTTTAAGTAAAAAACAATTATATTATAATAAATCATTATCATATTATTCAGATGTTGTCAGATATATATTATTATATAATTATGGTGGATGTTGGTTTGATTTGGATTGTTTGATTCTAAGAAGTTTTGACCCACTTTTTTATAATTATGAAAATAATATATGTGTATATGAATGGGAAAAACAAAATTATCCAAATGGTGCTATCTATATATCACTCCAACCAAAATCAGAACAATTTAAAAATATTATAGAATTTATAATTAAACGAGGAATTGGATGGGGATTTCAAGAAGCAAATCTTACTTATGATTTACCACTCAATTTGTTGGTTTTACCTTGTAGTTGGTTTGATGGTAGCTGGATATCAAATCCTCAAAATATAAGTTGTAATGATTTTTTTAATAATACTCAATCCATATATAATTTTGATAACTTTTTTAAGGGTAGTTTTTGTTATCATTGGCATAACAGATGGAATTTACCTATCGATCCAAATAGTCCTTTCAAACAACTTATCAATATAATTGAATCATATATCCGTATCTGAATAAATCATAAAAAAAATATTTAATCTATTTGTTTCATCATCTCTTTAATAAGATTATGAGTATGATGAAAAATTCCATTTCTTTTTGCATTTTTTGGGTCAATATAGTAGACTGGTTGATACATCTCTCCTTGTTTTAATAGAATTATAAAACTGTATGATTTCTTTTTAATCAAATCAATATCATATTCATCATTGCAATCTTTTTCAACAATAAATATATTGAGTCCATCAATTACTTTTTGTTCTTCTATACGATTTGCTTTTTCTACCTGATGATTGATAACAAGTTTATCTGAGAGTGTTTCAAGATTTCCATAAGTTATCTCACTATCTGATAGAATCTTATATCCTATATCTTGCATCAACTCATTGAGTCCAACATGTTTGGGTATGACTGAATTATGTTTTAAAATATGATAAATTGAATTCATACACGAATAATCTGAACTGATAGATGGTATCTCGTACAACTCAGTGTTTGAAAAGTCTAATATATTACCCGCACCACCCTGCATACCTGAATTAATCGCATCTTTCTTTCTAAATACATAATATCTGAATAAATTTGTCCATACCAAGCAACCTCTATTGATAATACTATCTTTATAAAACTCAGCTACATCCTGTAAGAATTTTCTTGTTTTAGGATTTGATTCAAATTTAGAATATTTGGTCAAATAGTCTTTGTGAATCATATATTGGTTTCCAAAATTATCAGTATCAACTAATTCTAGCATACAATCTTTTTCTAACTCATTTACTAAAAATCTACTATCAACCAAATATTCTGTTCGGTATACATCCCTCGCAATCCAATTCATCATAACATCAATTGGAAAACCTGTTCCCACCACAGTCTTAGAATCTATATTCTCAGAATATTTTTTAACTATATCAAATAATACTATATTTTTTCCCTCTGAATTTGTATACTCATATTTATAATTATCTTTTCCTTCTAATAATTTGATTATCCGGTTTGCATCAAATGTAGTTGCAATAAAGTATCCTCCATATCTAAGAGAACGATTAATAGTTGACTTAAAATTTTTCCAACTAATATCATCTCTTAACATATAGTGAATTGCAAATTGACAATTAAAACAGTCAAACATTGTTCTCTTTTTTAAATCACTTGGAAAAAATCTTTGTATAACTTGTTTATTTTCTTCATCCATTGTTCGAAGACTTTTCAACTGACTCTCATAATCCATCTCAACCGTAGAATCTGCTTGTGCAAAATACATTTTTGGAAAATCTGGTTTTGACTTTCTAAACTTATCATACCTACTCTTACATCCATCAGTTGCAGAATTTATACCATTATTATCAATATCTGTACCGACATAAAATTTAACATTTGGATAATAGAATTTCATCAAATCTCCTCCTACACCACATCCAATATCATATACAGATAATTGTCTGCCTCCCTGATAGACTTTGTTGAGAAATGTGTAAATCAAGTTAGATTTAATAAATCCATTAAATTTTCTCATCTGTTCAGCTGATTTGTATTGCTCCTGATAATACTTATCTTCTCGGGTAGCCAACTTAATTTCATTTTGACCAATACGTTTTCTCAATAACTCCATTTTTTTATCATACGAATAATCATTTTTGGCTGGATTATTACCTACAGCTAAATCATCAATATCGGTCATCAAAACTGGATTTGTTATACTTCGCCACACTTTATCAGCAGTTGTTTTATAATTACCATATCCAGTTCCAAATCTTACAACTGATTCTGTTTTATCATATCGGGTTCTCATCGGCACCCATCTAAATTTTTGCAATACATTAGGATCATTATTATAATAAAATTCAACAACTGTTTTGTCTGATATAATATCTCCACCAATATCTCTTACATCACTAACTGAGCCAACCGATGGGTCAGATAAATATATGTAGGCTTGATGCAAAGATTCTTCTTCTCTAAATAATTCTGGCATTTCTTTATCTTTATCTTTATTACCTACATATAGATTGCATATCTTGTAAGTTTTGTTTCTCACATATGTAAAATCAATCGTATTCTCATTTTCATCAACATTTTCTGAATAGGAATTATCATATACAGTTAGAATTTTTCCATCTCTATCTTTTTCAAACTCAACATAAAAATCAATAGAGTTATTATGAGGAGGTTTCCACTTATAATCATCCTTCTGACTATCTCTCACACTAGTTATATATGGTTGTTCGAGTGGTTGAAATATCAATCCATCTAATACATAAGGACAATTAATATTTGAATCATCTGTATAATACTTATACATATTTGATGCATATGCAAATATTTCCCAATTCTTTGCTCCCTGAGCACTAATAAAATATTTTCTTCTAATCAATGGATACTCTGTCTCATACTCCATATCTTTATTCATTTGAGCAAAACTTGATTTAATTTGCTCATAATGTAAGCTGATAATTTTATCCAAATTAAATGCACCACTTACTACTACATCCTTATACGAGTATCCTTTTTGTTTTCCAAGAATAAAACATTTTTCTATCACCTCATCTGCACGTTTCAATCTATCTAACAAATTAACTGTTGGTCGAATATCAGTTGTGCCTACAAACAAACAGTCAAATATAAGATACAAATATCTATTTTTATCTGGAACAAAAATATATTCTCCATCCAATACTGTCCCGTTCCATACACTTAACTTTTCAGAAAGTTCTAATCCTGTATCCTTAACCTCTAAATTTTTATCTATCATATATACATGATTGTCTGATATCAACATAAAATATCTCGTTCCATCTGCTTTATCAGTAACTGCATATCTGTTGGGTAATTTTTCAGTAACATGTTGAATTTCAAGTGATACAGATTGCCTACCATCTAATTTGGTTGCTTTTTTATTACCTGACGAGAACATATTTTGATATATCTGAATAATTTGCTTAGTTTTTGTTTGAGAGATAATAAAATTACTATTTTGAATAATTTTTAATAATATTTCAATTTGTTCATACATCATATCCAGATACTTTTGTTCTGGTTTTTTTGATGTACCATACTCTATCTCTAACTCATATGTAGGAACAGCTTTATTAATTTTATCATATGAGATAGCAGTTTTTGTTTCAGTTAAATCAATTCTAACAAAATTATCATCTGTTTGATGGATATTAATAGAAGTTCTTTGTTTGAATCTATACACAATTTTACTCATATTAGTTTGATTTAATTCAGATAGTGATGTGATTTCTGATTTTGGTGGAACAGTTTCTTCTGATAATCTTAATCTAATATCAAAATCATCTATATCAATCACATTATCTGGATTCTTTGTTTTTTTTGTTATACTAATATTAGATTGCTTTTTTTCTTTTGATTCTTTGATAAAAATTTTAACAAGTGTTGAAAATATAACATGATTTTTATAATCTCTGACTCGTTGCATATACTGACTAATATGCGAACCTTCCAAACTACATCTCAGATTAGTATTTGAATCAGGCATATAGATTACATCAAGAGATTTGACAGGTTCGGATATACTGATAGTCTGGTCTGATTTTGATTTCTTAGAAAAATATTTTAATAAGTTAATATATTTTTCTAATGATAAATATTTGCCTTTTTTACTAAAAAATATAAATTCGAACTCATTACCACTTTTCATCTTATCAAATAATAGTTGGATTTGTTCTCTTATTTGTGGTGTAATCATATTACCAAATCCTGAAATCATATTTTTCTTGGATTTACTCATTATATATTATCTGTATATAATTCTTAAAGCCGTATAAGGATTTGTATTTAAAATTTCAATTATTTTTGATTACCAATATTTTTCGAATATATCTATATTTTTAATCATACTGCAATCAATTTCACATATCTTACACTCATAATTATCTTTCTCACATAATATGATATGACTATTGTCTTCACATCTGTGAAAATAAATAACACAAAACCAACATTTGTATACCTTATCACAACACCCACAAAATATCTGAATTGGGTTTCTACATACCATACACTCCATATTAGTAGAATATAAAATAATTGAAAATAAAACAAAATATATTAACAGATAATATATAAAACATACATATAATGACATCTAAAAAAAGTTCTAAAAAGGAGAGTAAGAAAAATTCAACAGATGATATGGGGAATTCAAAACCTACTAAAAGCATCCGAAAGTATGTTAAAAAGTCTATCAAAATATCAAAACCAAAATCTACAAAAAAATCTAAAAAGTCTGTCAAATTATCCAGAGAAGTTGAACCAGTAGAGATGGTGTTTGAATTACAACCACATATATGTGTTGTTGAAAAAGCAGAAAAAAGTATATTTGACACTAAGGGTGAGCTAATTGTTGTATCCGAAAATATAGATTATCCAAGATTTTGTTACGGATTCCAACATTTCTTACATGCAAATAAAAATTATATGGTTAAGATAGATAAATTTGAAGGAAAGAAAAAAGTATATTTGGTTATCAATCCATTTGAAACAATTATATTTGATTATGATAAATCGATTGAACCTGAGATGAAAAAATATTTTAGTGTAGATTATCTGATACCTTCTCTGGACTTGTTTAAGATGTGGGAAATTATCAATGAATTTGATATTGTGGGAACAAAAGAAGGATTTGAATCTGCTCACATTTATGATGGTGTGGGAGGAGCAGTGCAGGCTATTCAGCTATATCGTGATAAATTTAGTAAAAAATCAAAATCTGATAAATACTATGTGGTATCAGGAGTTGGAAATTATAAGATAGATAAAAAATATACAGATTCAAGAGTTTTGATAGATAAAAAGATTCCAAATAAAGTTGATTTGATTGTAGGTGGTGCAAGTTTTGATTATGAGGATAAAACTATTAAAGAAGATGTTGTGAGAGAACAGCAATTATTTGGATTACTGATTAGTCAGATTCTATTTTGTGTTCGTAATCTCAGAAAAGGAGGTAATTTTATTTGTAGATTTTATGAAACCTATACACAAACATCTCTTAAAATAATCACTATGTTGAATGAGATGTTTGGTCGTATGAGTTTTGTTAAACCAATGGTTAGCCGTCCAATGATATCTGAAAAGTATGCGGTATGTGAGGGATATTTGTTGGATGGAGTGAGCAAACAATCCAAACATGTGTTGGAATGTTTGGAGAAGATTGAAAAAGCAATACAAAAAAATAATAAATTGAATTTGATTGATTTGTTTGAGGGGTATGAGATGGAGAAAAAATTTATAAATTCAATCATTATATCTAATACTGATATTGCAAACAAACAATTAGAAGCCATTAACAAAGTATCATCCTTTATTGATGGGGAAATATATTCTGGAGAAGTATTTCAATCAAATCGTGAAAAACAAATCAAAGGAAGTGAATATTGGTTAAAATTATTCAAAGATGGTGGTGGGGTTGATGGTTTGGTTAAATATGTAGTATCAATAAATGCTGAAAAAATAACAGCTCTTAATAGTGTGATGGTGGAGGTAAATTAAACAGTGTGTTTTAGATTTTTATTTTTATAGATATATTTGAGGTATTTTTTGTGATAGAGGGAGGAATTTACCGCTCCACCTGATTGTGGAATTTGCATCCAAATTAAATGTATAATAGATGGTAGTTGTGTAATATCTATTGTATATGTAGTTTGTACAAAGAATGATGCAATCATAAATTGTGTTGATACAAATATTTTGTTTATTGTTTTTTGTAAATTGTTATAATATCTTTCTAAATTTTGTAAATCTAATAAATAAATAGTTTTCATTGTTTTCTTATAATCATCTATATAACCAATATTAATTAAATATGATTCGTTACATCTTGGAAGATAATAAAGTCTATATTTTTCTAATTTATCATCTGCTGTTTTTATATTTTCTTTATATTTTCTTAGATTATCTTCTTGATTTGAAGCTAAATGATCCGTATATTGTGATACAGTTTTTTCTATTTTATTTTTTAGTTTATATAGTTCTATTATTTTTTTAACTATTTTTAAATAGTTTTCTTTATTTTTAATTTCTAACTCAAATTGTTTTATAGCAGCATCTATTTTACTAAAATCAAATTCTTCCTGTTGTTGAATAATTGTATCAACCTCAGTAGTAGGTAATTGAACCTTACTCATATCAAGTTTTAATTTTTCGAGTTTTTGAATATATGTTTTTTTTTTATCTACATATTCTTTTTTATTTTTAATTTCTAACTCAAATTTTTTTATAGCAGCATCTATTTTATCAAAATAAAAATTTTTTTTAATATCATCTATATTTTGTTCTGTGATAGATTTTAAATCAATAAAAAAATTTTGTTTTTCTATAATTTTATCTAGCTCTGTAGTATCTAGAGCATATTTTTGCATATCTGGTGTTATTTTTTTTAAATTGTATAATGTAATATATCGTTGTATTTCAGATAATAATTTATTTAGATATTCAGATAGTGCAGAATTAGTGTCTTTGACTATTTGTTGTATATTCTTATAATCGCATTCATCATATTTTTTAATATACACTTCAAAGTCATTAATATATTCTTGCTCAACATAAAAATCTTTTATTGTATGAAACAATTTATGTGTTTCAACTAATTTTTTTATAAAATTTATATTTTTTTTGGGTTTATCAATATATTCAATATATGCAATATAGTTTTCTATTACATCTTTATATTTTGCATTTTCTTTAACACAATTCTGTATAAAATTATATGCAATATTATATGATGAATTATCTTCTATACCATAAAATTTAATATTACAATCTGTTTCTTTGGCAGCCAACATTTGTGCAAATAAAGAAATTCTTGGATCTCCACCAAATGCACCACATCCCCATAATCCTGAACATATAGTTAAATTAGAATCTTGATTACTTTTTTTAGCAAGCAAAAAAGCCACATATGCAGTATTGAAAAAATCAATTAAACTATCTACAGTTTCCTTTCCACCAAATGGTGCACACATTGCCAAAATATCATGTTTTGTTGGTACAACTTCTGTAAGAGTCAAATCATTAAAATTTCCATATATACCTGTATTTTTATAGTATCTATTTACATCTTTTATAAGAATTGGAGTTGGATTACCTTGTCCAACACCTAAATATGTGTCTTCATTACCATTAGGTGTTGTACGAACCACATAATCATTACCATTATCTGCACCAATTAATCCAATCATATGTGGATGTTCCCATACCATAATTTCTTCTTGTTTTGCCTGAGAAAATTTTGTAAGTCCGGTAAGATTTTTAGCACTAAAATCAACCCATATGTATTTATCTTTCGATGTATCAACAACATAGTCATAAAAATTAGATGTTGAATTAATTATTTTTTTTAATGAATTAATTAGACAAAACTCAATATAGTCTTTATTTTCAAAAACAGAATAACTATTTAATCTATGTAGTAAAAGTTTTATGGTTTTGTCAATTCTCTTATCTGATGTAATTTTTGAATTTAAATTTAATAGTTTAGAATTTGTATTTTGCACTACACTAGGATTGGTAGCTGATTGTGTAACAATTTGTGTAGATGCTTGAAATTTATCCAATATATTTGTTATATTAATATCAACAGAGATTATATCTACTAATTGTGCGGTATATGCGTTACATTTAGATATTGATATTTTTTGTCCCTGTTCTATTACTTGCCGTATTTTATTTTCCAATGATTTCTTTATTATGCCAAATTTTTCTCCTTTCATTGTATTCATAACATTTTCTTCTAAAAAATTTGTTATGTATAATTTTAACTCTTCAGATATTCTGTTATTTTGTTCTTCTTGTTCCAATACAGTTTTATTATATGTTTCTAATGTTGTTTTTAATTCTTTAAATTTTTCTTCTACTTCATAAACTATTTCTGGATTATCAATATTCTCTTGTAATAGTTTTAATAGTTCTGTTTGTTTTTTTGGAGTTTTGTTCTGTGCTATTATAAGTTCATTTTTTTTTATT